CAGGAATTTGCACCTTCGATCAACTCGGGTGTAGAGCGGGTGGTCTGCCCCCGTGGTTAACGTTTTCGCGTAGTCGGCACACTTCTTTTCGCAGTAACGCCCCCACCCTAAATCTAAGTAGTTCTGGGTTCTCTTAAAGGCTTTCCCGCAAGTTAGGCACTCGCAGCTTATGTGGCCCACCAGTTGGACGCCTGCCATTCTTTCTCTCAGCATGTCATATGTTGGCCGCATGGCCTCAACTCGGGCTTTTTTTGTTTTATTTAATCCGAGATAGTAGGCCTTGCTGCGGAGGGATTCTACGTCCCGGCCGGGAAAGAACCGTTCGGTCATCACAACGTTTGGGTAGTGCGGGTACTTCTCCACCAAAAGCGCGGTGTCTTTAGCGCCCCAATACCCACGGTGTCTGGCTACGGCGGTAGGGTCTCCGGTTTTGCGCCACCGCTGCCAGTGCTTGTCACACCAGCCGCGCGCTACGGAGTAACTGACACACCCGCCTACGGAGCACTTTTTCTTAACGTGAACGTCGGCGTAAAGAGGGTCTCCGTGTTTTTCCCACCGCCTATAATGAACATTGCACCAGCCGCGTGCAATGTGTTTGTTCGAGCACCCGTCTATCTTACAAATTCGTGGTAAACTTCTTTTAGCCATATCGAACCTCCATAGTTCGTAACCGGTGAGGGGGGTCGGTGGCGTTGTTGCGCCCCGGCGCCCCGTTACTTTACCACTATTGGCCACGCTCTGCATTACGTGACCTGCTCCACTTTGATAAAATCGATTCGTGTTTTTATGTAACAACGGCACGATATTATTTCAGACGCGGGGCCTTCGCCCGGCCTTATCAACACCGCGCCGGTAAGCGGATTAACGAAAGGCTCGTTTATTCCACGCTCCGTCCCGCTCATCGCCTTATGCCCCGGCCGCTCATTGGCTGAATAGCTGTGCTTCCATATTCGTGTGATTGCTTCCCTGGGCGCCAGCCCCTCGGAGACGATTTGGTTCAACGCCTCACTCTGGGCGGAATTTAGCGCGGCCAGAACTTCGGTGCGCGCGATCGTGTCGCCGCGATGCTTGAGCATGGCGTTCTGGTAACCGGTGATCACTTTGTTTTTGTATGCGGCCGGCAGCGCTTTGCCTTCCTGCATCGCTTTCCTGATCGTTTTATCAAACCGCTTATCTCGCAGTTTGCGCGTGAAGTATCGCGGGCTCAGTGTGTCCAGATCGGTTCTGGCGTTGCTGACCCACGCGGATTGTGGGCCGGTCATGTTAACGATGCCGCCGGTTCGCTTGCCGGTCTGCTTTGAGACCCGGCCGACGATATCCAGCGCGGTGGCGCGGGGGTTGTTGCCCCGGAGCGCGCCGCTGGCCAGCGCCTCGCGGATGGCCGCGAATTGCTCGGATACCATATCTCCGGTGACGTACTTTGCTGAGTTGCTGGCCAGCCAGCCTTCAGCACGGGGGTTGTTGATATTAAAAACCATACCGAACCGCTTAGGTACGTCTGCGGCTATGTACGCCGCACCCGCCTGGCCGTATACGCTGCGTATCTCTTCGGTCAGCGGCCCCCACATACCTTCGCGCACGCCGGCCGCTCTGAGAATTCCATCAAAGTCACCGGTCTCGATCGCTGCTGCTAATACTTCAAGTTTGGCGCGAGTGTACGCGTCCTTCCGGATCTGCTGGAATGCGTCGCGGAGCGCCCCTTCGAACTGGTCGAAAAGCCGGGCTACCTCGGCGCGGGTCATTGCCATTATGGCAGATCAGAAGGCATCGAGTCGACTTTGAAGGTGGCGCGGAAATACTTCACGCGCTGGTCGCCGTGGCCGATGTAGTAGTAGTGCCCCATGCTGGCGATCTGGTGTCCGATAATTTCGCCGGCCTGGGTAAACAGGACGCCCTCGCCGTCAATATTCCGGACCTTTAGCTCTAGCTTGCTGACACCGTCTATGCTGACCGGCTTTACGTCATTCATTGTCATTTCCTCGCATGAATTTTCCACAACATCGTTACCGGTCCAGGCCGCAACGGGTCAACTCGGATGACCTGGTACGTCACGCCGTCCACTATCATTCTGTTGGCCAGGTCCGGGTCGATTGTTACGCCTCGGGTGCTGACTAAATATAGCACGTCGCCGGCCTCGACCAGCGTGCCGCTGTTGTCGGTCTTTTTAAATTGGGTCTGAACCACTCGGGCGGGGTGCAGGGTCTCGGAGTCTATCTGTGAGGATCCGCCGCCGCCGGTTGTAGGGCCATTGACTGCGATCGTGGCGTCCTTACCGAACTCCTCGATCAGGGGCTCGACTACCTCGTCGCGCAGGCCGGCGTAGTCAAAGTCCACCTAAGCGACCCAGGGCCAGGGGATTTTCTTCCCGTCGGGAAGGGTGGCCATGCACTTTAATAAGTCGCTGACCGTCGTTAAGACGGGCCGCATTGCTGTCACCGGGTCTGTTCCGCCGTCCCGGTAGGTTACGGATATCACGTCAACCTTGACGCTCTTCTTTTCTTTGCCGGGGGTAATCGTGGGGGTTAGTACGCCCGGGCTGGTGAGCTCGGCCATCGCGCCCACAAACGCGGCCTGTTTAACTTCGATGGGCACTTCGTCGTCTGGTACTTCGTCGTCGTTGCAGTCCGTTACTCCGGTCCGGGGCCAGGCTAGTCCCTGCAGCCCTCGGCCGCAAGTCATCGCACCGTCCCATTCTGGAAACGAGGACAACCACGCGCTGGCGCGAAGTATTGCGCCGTCGGTGGTCGTGTCGTCTGCCACAGTAACGCTTGGGTAGTAGTCAGCGGCGTAAGCTATCAACTCCGCACGCGTGACAAGGGCGTTCGCTTCCGCGACACATCCGCCCGTCTCTACTACCAGCGCCATTACTCGTACTCAGCGGCTATAGCTTCGGCTTCGTCCTCGCGAACACTCTTGTCCGTGACTTTGAACCCGTTAACAAAGACCTCGTACCAGCCCCCGCCGAGCTTATGTGTCTCCACGCCCTCGCCGGTAAGGCCTTCCGGCAGGGCTTCCGCCGTCGGCTCTGGCACCTCGGCCGCCTTGCCGTCGTCGTCTTTAACGGAGAGTACCCCGCGCTCGAGCCATTTTATAACAGTCCGGTTTTGGCCCATGATTTTGAGCGTTGCCGGGGTTACCTGGACGGATTTTCCAGGCTCGAGAATAACAGCGGGCGACCCGGATATGCCGAGTCGCCTTTTACCGTTGTTGGTTAGTGTCATCATTTCATTTTACTCCCGCGGTGTTTTAAATACCGTCTACATACGAAACCTCGCCTGGAAGGCGAATGTCAAGGCCGCCGAAACGCATAACGCCTGGCACGTCAAACCGAAGCGGGCCGGTCTGGTACACAGGTAAAAACCTATGCGGCATCGGCATGTGCAGCTTCAGGACTTCAGGGGAACGGCGGTACGCGATCATGCGCGCGTCTGCGCTAATGCCTGCCGTGTCCAGCCCGCGTGTAGCCCGGATGGTCAGCGGTTGGCCTGTTGTCGCCGTGTACACGTTGTTCTGACGGATGAACTCCAGAATGGTCATATTCGTGTCGGTCAGACGTTTTGAAGCGATGTAGTTCCAGCGATTGAATGGCAGCAGCAACGTGTCCGCGAGGACAATGTTGTTGGTCGCCCCCTGGACATTCGTCAGCGCGCCATTAACATCCGCGATGATTTCGTCCGGGGTGGTTGTGCCACCTTCCCAATCGCCATTCGTCGCGCCAACTGCGGTTACAGCTGAGTTGTCGAACAGGCCCTGCATGCCCTTGCTCGCATCGCCCGTCAGAGCGATCCGATCGATCATCTCTTCAGCTGCCCGGCGGGCGGCGTTGGCCTTGTCATTCGCCAGTCCGAGTCCCAGCATTTGCGCCTGGTTGATCTCTTCCCAGCCGTAGCCGTAGCCGATGCCTGCTGTCAGAATCGAGGATTCAAACTGCGTCATTTCGACGTCTGCCATCGGGATATCGTCGGAGTTGCCGTTGATCCAGTCAGCCCGTCCAGCTTTATCGGAGGAGAAGAAAGTCACGGTTTTCGCGAACGGGTGCGCCGTGGTATCTACCGGGATAAGCTGCGGGTACTGAATGTCAGGGTACCGGATTGCATAAACAGCGGCCTCAACACTGGCCGTTTGCGAAATGACAAAACCCAGCGCAGCTTGTGCGTCAAAAGTCCTCATGATAAACCTCCACCAACTAAGCGAAGCAACGCGAGTTCACCATCCGCTGCTGTAGAATCCCATCGAGCGTTAGTGACGAGGGGGGAACTGCTTGTGCCCAAAGCGCCGGCGGCTAGTGCCACCACAGGATCGCCCGCGCTTACGCCGCCGCTGTTTGCTACCCAGATAACGCCGCGCGTCATGATGCGGGCCTCTGATAATTCAGCAAACAGATTGGGGGCGCTCGGGTCGACTGACTGATCGCGCACTGTCACGCCCAGAAAGTCTGAACCGTCGGAGACGACGCAGTCCCGGTCTTCGGTGCCCTGCATGACTGCAAGTCCGAAAGCGATCCCGGCCTCGTCTTCTACATTCCGCGAAATTAAATCGCGGGGCTCTTGGTTAGCAATCGCGCCGGCGTAGCCGACCGGGATGTTATCCGAATAAGTTGATTGTACGGTAGGCATTATGACGCTACTCCTTTGTACGCGTTTGACATATCGCTCACCATTTTCGCGTGAGCGGTCTCGGCGTTAACGGCTGGCTTGTTGTCAACACTGCGCAGCGTCCGGCGGACCGGATCCTGGGTGCTGTCTTCGGCCAGAATGTCGAAACGGGCTGCAACGTATTCGACCGACTTACCGTCGATCGCTGTTTGCCCGAGGTTCGCTGCGACTGCGGTGCTGCGGATATCAGCGGCAGACTTGCCGGTGTAATCCAGATCAGCCACGCCTTTTGCCGTTGCGATAAGATCGGCGCGTTCTGTGACCTTCGCATCAAGGTCCGCGTCGGATAATTGCTTGCCGGTCAGGTCGTCGATTTTGGCGTCCTTCGTTGCCAGTTCGGCGTCCTTCGTTGCCAGCGTTGTTTTGTGGGTGGTTTCTGCGGCCGTCAAAGCTGTACGGGCGTCCTGCAACTCTCCAGTGAGTTTAGAGATTGCCTGCGCGCCAGCGTCGGTGGTTTGAACAGAAAGCCCATCAACCGTTACGGTCTGTAGCTTTACTTCACTCATAGTAGAGTCCTCTTCGTGGTTGTCCCCCATTTTTAACTGAGCCCCACCCCGGGCGCGGGGAACGAGCGCCAGATGGTTCATTCTTAGTTTACGCTGGACGGCGTCGTACTGCTCACCGTCCGGGGTGGTCCCCGCTGTCGTGTCCAGGTCCATGGTGTAACCCATTGACAGCTCGCGCTTTCCGTTATTCATATCGGCGATCGCGCCGGCGTCCAAAAGCATAATCGGCACGCGGACAAATTCGCCGTCTCGCATAACCTCATCGCCGGTTTGCCCTTTAGCGTATTGCTTCCAGTTTTTGGCGTCCACCATTTCGCTCGGGTGGTCCGATGTTACCGGGCGGTGGGCGTATGATGCCATCGCGTCCTCATGGAATACCTCTTCAGCGGGCCTGTAAACGCGCACCACGCGCGAAGCGTCGCCGGTCATGCCCAGCTCGCCGGCGCTGTATAGTTGTATTCCCGTGCGAGCTACGCGGGCCTCTGCTACCAGATAACCATCGCGGGTCATACGGGTGCCGCTTGCGTCCACCGTGTCGAATAGCATCATTCTGTTATCTCCTCGAATGTCTCGGGTCCCAGGATAATCGGCCCCTGGTACGGCTCGGCGCCTTCAGGCAACTCGCCGTAGGTCAGGGTGATGTGGGCGCTGTATGACTCGTAATCAGACGAGGCGCCCCGCTCGATCATTGAATTGTGGCGCCAGGTCAGATCGTTGCTGACAAAGGTTAGCACTTTTGCCTCGCCAAGGGTACCGAGTTCTCGCGGCCCGCCCGGCTTAACCCGTAGCCGGCCATCTTTGTCGCTGGACCAGTCCTCGCCCATCTCTAGCCAATCGACCGGGGTCTTGCTGTAGGTGACGGTAACGTGCAGCTCGTTGGCGGCGATCAAATCTGTTATGCCTTGCCGCTTGGCCCAGGCCATAATCTCGGCGGTGTTAACCACACGACGGTAAACGTATAGCGTTCTCGGCGCGCCGTCCATGAGAGGCAGGCTGTCCATCGTCTCGTCGGGGTCTGCTGTCTCGTCGATCTCGAACGATGGCAGTATCGAATGCTCAACCAGCAGCGTGGCCGCCGCTTTGGACAGAGCGTCAGCAGGGAATAGCTGCGATTGGACCAGCAGGTTGATTGTCTCGGCGGTCTCCTTGCTGATTTTTGATTTTTGCTCGTCGGTCATTTGCCACAGCGACGCCCACTGATAGTCCACGTCGTCCGGGTTGTCCCCGAGCGCGGACCTGATAAGCGCGTCGTCCAGATTGCGCATGGCGGGCGTTATGATTAGCGATTGGGATGCGTTGATAGCGTCGTAGTAATTTTTCAGGTCCGACTCGCCGGTGCTGTTCATGCCGCCGGGCGATTGGCCGAGAAACCGGGTCAGCGGGATGTCCGCCGCGCCGCTCACCGCTTGTAGTGCCTGGCCGCCAATGTCAGGCAGCCCTGCAAAATTAAACGTTTTCTGTGAGTACTCCTCTTCTTTGTCGATGATCATCATGCCGTTGTTGCCTTTTAGCGTGGCACTGAGGATCACCCGGTCCTCGAGCAGCTTGCGCTGTCGGGGGTCCGCCATTATGGAGCTTAAATCAGGAATCTGTAGGACATCGACCTTCGCCTCGTAAACCAGCGAGCCGGTGTTCGCTGCGATTGAATCGGAGTTGCGCACTGCCTCGTACGCGGCCTGCAGGACGCTGTCGCCCCACCCCTGGTTCACGCCGACTAGTTCCTGCGGGTCCAGTATCGGCGCGCCGATAAATATCGCGATTCGCGACCGGTGTATCTCAACCTGGCCGGAGGTAGAACCGCTGATGGTGTAAGACCTGGGCTTGCCGTAGTCCTCGGACATAGGATCTAGCTCGATGTCGCCCGCGATCAACGTGCCTCTCGGGAATACGGTCACGAACTCCAGCGACCCGCGTGTGATCCTGGAAGGGTCGAGTGGTAAGTGGGCGTCGTCGCCTCGTATGCTGAAGTATATCCCGGCGCCGCCGAATAGCCGGCTCTGCTGTAATGCGAGCATGACTTTTTGGGGGAGCTGCAGGCGGTCCTCTTCTGCTTCGATCTTTTGGATCTGGCT